ACAAGAGTAAGGTTGGCAGATGCAACACTTGAGCCACAATTTGAAGTGGGAACAGACGCTAATTTTACAGCTTCGGCTTCAGTATCTAAAACAACCGTGTTTACTCAAACAACTGAAGGTGCTATTTTATATATTAATATACAACCTGCGGACAACGAAACATATACAACAATCAATCCTTCTGGAGATGAGATTTGGACAGAAATAGAAGTATGAGGTAACAATGGCAAGCACATATACAAGTAATAGTGGTTTAGAAAAGATAGGGGCTGGCGAACAAGCTGGAACCTGGGGTACAACCACTAATAATAATTTAGATATCATAGATAGAACTGTTAATGGAGTTCTTACTTTAGCTATTACAGGTGCGACTACTTTAACAGCAACTGATGGTACATTGTCTAATGGACACTATAAAATTGTTATTTTGTCAGGAACTCCAGCGGGTGCTTTTGATGTAACAATAGCTCCCAACGATCAACAAAAATGGTATATATTTAAAAACAGCAGTGGTCAAGCAGCCACGATTAAACAAGGTGGTGGATCAGGTACAACTGTAACAATAGCTAATGGTGCAACAAACATTGTGTATGCCGATGGTTCAGGATCCAATGCCAATGTAGCTTTAGTTCCAACTGATCTCGTTAATGATACAGCACCACAACTTGGTGGTGACTTAGACACGAATGGTAACGCTATTTTGTTTGGCTCTAGTAAATGGTCTATTGAATTAGATGCTGGAGACAATGATTTACTTTTCAAATATAATGGAACAACAGTCTTTAAACTAGCATCAAGTGGTGCCGTAACATCAGCAGATAACATAACAGCTTTTGGAACTCCATAATGACTTTAGCGGCTTCGGGTGCAATATCAGCTTCAGATATAAGAACTGAATTTGTTGGTGGCAGTGGAGCCGTTGACATGGCTAGTTATTATCGTGGAGCCAATACAAATGTTAAGTCTAACGCTGCAAATAACACAGCAACTAATTTAGCGGCAAATGTTCCTACAAGTGGAGCAATAAGTTTTAATGATTTTTATTCGCAAGCCAAAGGATGGCAAAAAACTTTTTCTTCAGATGCCTCTCAACAATCAGGCACAGGTATTTTTGGAGACGATTATTCTGTTGATTACCCTAAAACTATAGTCATAAATGCAGGTGTAACAGTCTACAGTAGCTCTTCTAGTACACCCGCCTTGGATTTAACAACTGGTGGTGCAGGTACTATTACAGTGAATAATTCTGGTAATTTATATGGGCAAGGTGGTGCCGCTCAAACGGATGGTGGTACGGCTTTAAAAGCAGACGTTAGTATTACTGTAATAAATAATAGTGGAGCCAACATTAAAGGTGGTGGTGGTGGCGGCGGAAATGGTGGTGCAGGTGGTGTCGGTAGTCAAGCAACCGCTGCTCAGATATCAAGTGTTGTGGATAAAGTAGGTGATAAACCCGACTTTGTTCCTTATTCTGTTCTAACACAATTTGGACCAAGAGCATGGTCTGGTATAGGAAGTGGCGAATGGGGATTGAATGTTCAACAAGGAACTTCTGTAACATCAACCATTTCTAATAGGGGCCCAATGTGGTATTCCTTTCAAGTTAATACAGCAGCAGAATATTCTTTGTCTTCTTACATATCAGATCCTTTTCCAGAAGACGGACAAACAGGACATCGTGGTACACCTGTTGTTAACATAAGCACAGCCGAAGATACAAAAAGCCAAGGGCAAGGCGGAGCAGATTATGGAAGCGGTCTTTCTTGGAGTGGTGTAAAAGCTAATTTAGCTGCAAATACCACTTATTATTTTTGTAACTATACTCAAGGTCCGTATGGATCTTCAACTCCAGATGGTTCTTTCTTTTATAATAATATGGGAACAACCTTGAATCTTAGTGTGAACACACCTTCCACAGCAGGTACTGGAGGAGCAGGAGGAATTGGTCAAGGTTTTCAACAGTCGGCAACAAATGGTGCAAGTGGTGCAAGTGGTGGAACTAATGCAGGTACTGGAGGAGCAGGAGGAAATGGTGGGGCATTAGGAGCAGCAGGAACTAATGGAGCAACGGGTACAAATGGTTCGGGAACCACTATTTCTTATCCATCAACAGCACCAACAGTTGGATCAGCGGGAACTAACGCAGGAGCAGCAGGGTATTACATTTTAGGGCAAAGTAATGTATCATTGACAAACAATGGAACAGTAGCAGGGAGAATAGCTTAATGCCTATAACTAAGTTAAAATTTAAACCTGGTATTGTTTCTGACATAACATCTGAAAGTAATGAAGGTGGTTATGTTGATGGTGATAAGGTAAGGTTTAGATTTGGCTTCCCCGAAAAGATAGGTGGTTGGTCTAAATATAGTGAAAACACTTTTCAAGGGTCGGCAAGACGGTTGCATAACTGGGTGGCTTTAGACGGCTCAGATTTTATGGGTGTGGGAACTCATCTTAAATATTACATAGAAGAAGGTCAGTCTTTTAATGACATCACGCCTATTAGAAATACAACCTCTGCGGGAGAAGTTACTTTTAGTGCGACAGATGGATCAACAACCATAACTGTAACAGACACGGCCCACGGTGCAAATGAAAATGATTTTGTTACTTTTTCGGGAGCAGTTACTTTAGGTGGAGATATAACAGCCGATGTTCTTAATCAAGAATACCAAATTACAAGACTGGTAAGTTCCAACTCTTATGAGATTACTTCAAGCATAGCAGCTAACGCATCAGACACAGGTAATGGTGGTGCGAGTGTTGTTGGAACATATCAAATAAACACAGGTCTTGATGTGACCGTAGGTGGAACTGGTTGGGGTGCAGGTCAATGGAGTGGTACAACTTCTAGTGCTTTGGCAACACAGTTAAATGAAGCTCTCGATGCAAGTGAAACAGATGTTGACGTTGATGATGAAACAGGTATGACCACAGAAGGAGATGTTATTCTTGTAGGTAATGAATTGATGAGGGTAACAGCATCAGCCGATGATAATACAATGGTTGTAACTCGTGGACATAGTGGCACGACTGCCACGACTCATGCAGACAATGCTCTTGTTAGATTAGCCTTAGGCAACGAAGATCCAGAGAATGATTTTGTTGGATGGGGCAATGCAGCGAGTGTCACGGTTCCCGGTGCACAGATTAGGTTGTGGTCGCATGATAACTTTGGAGAAGATTTAATAATTAATCCAAGAGATAGTTCTTTATATTATTGGGATAAGTCAAATGGTCTAGGAACGAGAACAGTTGAATTAAGTACTCTTGCAGGTACAAAAACCAGTGTGCCTCAAAAAGCTAAACAGATACTTGTATCTGACCAAGACAGACATGTTATTGCTTTTGGATGTGATGGATTAAATACAAGTAATACAGCAACTCAAGGGAACGGGGTACAAGATCCACTGTTGATTAGATTCTCATCACAAGAAAATCCTCTTGAATGGTTTCCAACAGCTACCAATACAGCAGGTGATTTAAGACTTGGTGGTGGATCAACCTTCGTTCAAGCCGTTGAAGCCAAACAACAGATACTTGTTTTTACAGATAAGACGCTTCATGCCATGAAATTTATAGGTCCTCCCTTTACTTTTGGTTTGCAAGAACTATCAAAAAACATAACTATAATGAGTCCTTATTCCGCTATTGCTGTAGAAGATGCTGTGTTTTGGATGGGTGTAGATACTTTTTATGTTTATTCAGCAGGTCAAACTATTCAGTTGCCTTGTACTGTAAAAGATAAAGTGTTTTTAGATTTTAACTTTGAGGAACGTAACAAGGTTCATGTAGGAGTAAATTCAGAGTTTAGTGAGATATTATGGTTTTACCCTACACAAAATAGTTTAGAAATTGATTCTTATGTTGCTTATAATTATTCAGAAAAGATTTGGTATTATGGTACAATGACTCGTCAAGCATGGATCGACAGAGGTATTAGAACATTACCTATCGCCACAGGTAGTCAGTATCTATATAACCATGAAGTAGGGTATGATGATGACGGATCTGCTATGACATCTTTTATTGAATCTGCTCCAATAGATATTGGTGATGGTGACAAGTATGTCTTTTTAACAGAAGTTATACCAGATATTACGTTCAACGGATCAACCAGCTTAAACCCAGATGTTGATTTTACTGTTAAAGCTAAAAACTTTTCTGGGGGTAATTTTCTACAAACACAGTCTGGTACCACACAAAGAACAGCAACTAGCCCTGTAGAACAATTTACAGAAAAGTTAAACTATCGTTTACGAGGTAGGTCTTTTGCTTTACGAATTGATTCAACATCATTAGGGACTAAATATAAACTTGGTACGCCAAGAGCTAGTATAAGAGAGGATGGAAGACGATAATGTTAGTAACCAGTATTCCTCAATATATTCAAGGTTTAACAAATGCAAAGCTTGATTTAACAACTACAGATGTAACAACACTGTATACGGCACCTAGTGGAGCAGAATCAAATGCTTCTGTTATAAATTCTATTCTAGTTCACGATGATAGTAACAATGGAGACACTATAACTGTTACTTTAACGGATAAAGATAGTAATGTCTTTCAGTTGTTTGAAAAAACCATTGCAGGACACGCTACAGAAGAATTGTTAACAAAAGATTTAATATTGCAAGGTGGTGACATCATAAAAGTACAAGCTGTAAATGCGAACAGACTTCTTGTTGTAGCTAGTATACAAGAGCTAATTAAGACTAGAATCACAACAAGTGCGATAACACAGATATAGGATTGAACAAGTAAAACTTTCATGGTAAGGTAGTAAACATGGATCAAGCGCTTAAACAACAAGTTATCCCTGCGGGCGGTATTGCTGATTTTGTAATGACCGATGAGCAGATAGAGCAACTAGAGGCTGAAGAGCTCCGAGAGCAATTCGGCACGAATGGTATTGCTCAATTCTCAGAAGTTGGTAAGAAAATGGCTAACTTTGGTCGTTACGGTGATGACACCGTGGCCCACGTTGAAACAGGCGAGCTCATCGTCCCACGGGCCTTGATTGAAAAGAACCCAGCCTTAAAAGAAAGTATATTTAGTCATTTAAGAGAACTAGGTGTAGAAGACCCAGAAAGATATGTTGTTGGCGAAAGCAAAAACAGTTTGAACCCTACAACAGGATTACCAGAGTTTTTCTTCAAAAAGATTTTTAAATCTGTAAGTAAGATAGCCAAGGGTGTAGGAAAAGCTTTAAAGAAAGCCGCTCCTATTATAATACCTATGGCACTTAACTACTTTGCTCCGGGATTAGGTACTGTTATGTCCGGTGCTCTTGGCGCAGGAATTACGACTTTGGTTCAGGGTGGTAGCGTAAAAGATGCTTTCAAGTCCGCTCTTATGGGTGGTGCCACAGGTGCCATAGCAGCTGGTATGTCTGGTAAGGGCAGCTTTATGGATAATATTGCTTCCGATGTAAGCATGGGAACCCAGAATGTACAATCAGCTTTTTCTCAAGGTAGTTTTGAGCCTTTAACAAGTTCTACTCAGCCTAGTATTAGAGATCTATTTGGTGGAGAAACAAAAGTTCTTCCAAAAAGTGATACACTTGCTTCTACAACTGCCACAGATGGTCTACAACAAGCTAATCTTTTTCAAAAACCTTCTCCAACTCTTATGGACGATGCAGGGAATTATTATGCTT